TTAAGTTTTGCTTCTAGTTTTTGATATACATTAGATTCTACCATCTTTTGCACATCATGTCCACCAAGTGACATGTCATTTATGTCCTTTTGCTGAATATTGTTAGGCCAAATGACTACTTTATCTCCTCGGTCAATGACTTTGGAGATTCTGTTGACGATTTCTCGATTGCGTGGTTCGTTATCAAAAATCCAAATATAATCGCTCCAACCAAACGTCCGAATATCAATATCGGAACCAGCCATGGCAACCGAGTTTTTAATGAACGTCGCATCAAAAGGTCCTTCTGTTATGTAAATTGATTTGTTCGTATCTATTCTATCCAATCCAAAGATCTTGGGTTGTTCCTCGTCCAGCATGATCGTGATATATCTAAGTTTAGCGTGTTGTGCTAGTGATCTGCCTTGGTATCCAAAAAGGTTGCCTTGTTTGTCTTTGAAAGGAATGATGATGCGGGGATGATCCTGCCTGAGGGTATCAAATGTCTTCTTCTGTTTGTTAGTCCACTCTTTAAATTTTGGACAATAGTAGAAGTAATCGAGATCTTTGATGCCTCTTTGTTCTAGATATTTCCTAGCCTCGTGAAAAATATTTAGGTCTGAGATTTTTTTCAGATCGGTATCTGATTTGACAAAACGAGGAGTTGTAAAATTAAGTTTTGGATTTGGTGTATAAGATCCTTTACCTGTACTAGAGGTAGAGTTTTTAAACTTCTCCATAACATATTGATCATGTAGAAATGTGTCTTGATCTTTTAAAAAATTAGACAATGTTCTACCAACACCACAGTTATGGCATTTATACACGAAGTCTGCTTTAATTTTAAATAAGTATCCTCTTGCTTTGTTTCTTCTCTTCTTACTGTCTCCACAGTAAGGACATCTAAAATTAAAAAGGTCTGCCTTCTTCCTAGTGAAGAGAGTCAGACGAGGTGATATTAAATTTATATACTTTACGTCGATATACGACATCCATAGTAATTATTTCACTGAAGGTATTATAGGTGTAGATATTGTATTTGTCAAGGTTGCATTTGAAACCATGCCTTGTATTACTTTTTGTCCTATAGGACTGACTATAAACGATATAACAGTCAACGCTCCTGCTATCGTCCACATCTTCTTCTCCATCAAACGAAGTCTATCATCTACTAACCTTATATCTCTTTCACATCCCTTCTTAATGGCAAGTGTTTCTCTGTTTAAATCTGCTGACAATCTATCCAACTTCTCAAACAGAACTTCATCTACCTTATCTTGTTTATCTAACTTCTCATTATGCACAGCAAGAAGTTGACCCATCTTTACAGAATTTTCCTGTAGTGTGTCAACCACTTTTTCTAATCTTTCTAGAATTGCTGTGTTAATATCAGACATTATCCTGAGTTTCTTACTGCAAAATCAAGTGCAGATTGATATGTAGAAGCATCTTTGTTCAGTAAGTACTGAAACTGTTGCTTGTGTGTATCATCTAATTGTGCATATGTAGCAGCAATTCTTTTAGCAGAGAAGTTATCTAGATTCTGTATAGATCCATCACCAAATTGAATCTTTGCGAATGAACCTTCACCTTGTGGATTCAGTTCTGATGTAGCAACGTCTAATGCTACTTGTACTACGTCTTGTTTTTCAAGAATTACATCTTTATTCACTTCTGTTTCCTCATTATTACGTTTTAGTTTTTTCTGTTGTGATGACGCCTTCTTTTTGAAGTCAGATAATCTTGCCTTCATAAGGACATCCATCTCTTTGGTCTTCTTGACCATTTTCTCCTTCGCTTCACCACGCTTTTTTTGTAGTTCCTTTTGTCGGTTCAGTTTTTTCATCTGACCAATCTGTTTTTGTGCTCTCTCTGTTTCAGATGAGACCACCTCAGTGATAGGAGATTCAATTTCAGTATGTTCTTTTTTTGTTCCAGTCATTTTTCTGCGTTGTATACGGGAGAATAGATCTTTAGCACCTTTGGTACGACCATCCACTGTCTCATTATTTTTCTTATACTTACGATGTTGTCTAGGATTTACCATAACAAATGCGGGTGGTAACTGTAGTCCAGAACCATCACCAGCAGAGTTAATCATCTCATTCATATTAGATTCAGTAGTCTTAGACATTCTTGGTCAACATCCTCGTTAAGTTTAGGTGGTAATCTATTTAGAAACAACATAAATGCCTTAATAATAGACCAATATGTCGCTTCTACTCTATAAAATAGCAACGGTGTTGCTGCTTCATCAAAGACATTATATAATACTATCACATGATTTAGTATTAAGTGAGTCTTCAACTCCCCCGTTGTCTCGTACCTTCTCAGTAGTCTTTTGATATACTTAAATCTCTTCAAGTCTTCTTCAAAATCTGAATAGGTAACGGACAACGGATTATTATAATTTCTAATTGCAAAAATTAACCAATTTTCATGGTTCAATTCACTGATATTCATATCATGTTATGAAGTTGTTACTACAGCGTTGTCAGAAATTAGTTCCTTACCACCATTGGTTGAATTAATCTTGACTCTGTATGTTCCAGCATCAGTAGCTGCGTAAGTAGCAACTGTGTATGCTGCTGAAGTTGCACCAGAAATATTGCTATAACGGTTACCAGACTTCTTCTGCCACTGATATGTGAGAACAGAGTTGTTGCCAGGTGGTGTAGCAGTTCCAACAACAGTAAGTTGTAACTGAGCACCTACAGCAACCGCAGTATTTTGTGGTTGTGTCTGAATAGCAATGACTACATTAGCATCTGCTGCTGTTGCATCATCTGCCTGAGTTTCATTAGCGTTGGTATCACCACCAGCAATGAAAACTAGTTGCTCTGCCTTATGGCGAGTAGCTCCACTACTATCTGTATAGGTGAAATAAGACCACCAACCAGGTGCGTTTAGACCACGCTCCTTGTTTGCTTCTAATGCTGCCTCAGTTTCGTCAATATAAATGGTTTGTTTTGCTTGACTTGATGCTCCAATGCCCACACCAGCTTTGGTTTTATTAGCATTGCTGTCAGTTCTTCCGTAAAGGGACATTAACGTATGCTCCGATGTTATCTAAGTTTTATTTATAAAAGGACTATCCCTTCGCTGCAATAGCAGACTTGACAGTCTCAAGTAGTTTGTCATCCATGTCGGTTTTGGTCAGTTTAACTGCCTTTCCTAGGATAACTAAGCAAATTTCTATTAATTTTTCTCCAAGTTCCTCGTTGTCGGGAATTTTATTTACTGCGTCAGTAATTACTTTTGTCGCAAGTGGTAGTAAAAAAGATAGCATGGTATTATTCCATAATGTGTTTGTATCTATTTATTACTTTTCCCACTCCCCTAAAATTTCACCCATAATTTTCATAAATTCCTTAAAAGACATGAGTTTTCCTACTCTATGATATCTTCTTGCTTTTAGTACACCACTCTCAAATGATTCTTTGGTCAAAAACCCATCATCCCTTACCTTCATACCCTTTGGTATAGGCATGCACTTCTTTCTATCGTTGCAAAAGTATTCTCCTTTGCCACATGTCTCTTCTTTTGCTACCTTTTTCTCTGGTAGTCCTTTATGTTTGGTTTTTGCAAAATCCTTTGCGTCAGATTTCTTTATGCTGGAAGCAACTCTGGCAACCTCAGGTGAGGGAGCTTTCGTCGCACCCTTTTGAGTCGCTCTAACCATCCCGAAGAATCTTTGTTGGGATTTGGAGACTGATTTTTCATTGATAACCTCCTCATTTGTAGCACGAGTGGTCATGCCTTTTCCATCGCCATCATTAACGATAGGCATGACCTCTATGTTGCCAACCTTTTTATTTTTTAGTTTTTCCTTTCTTTTTTTAGAATCAGTTTTGAATTGATTATAGGATTTCATTATTTTTTCTTAGACATAGCAATGATCTTGCTTACCTTCTTGCGTCTTGCAAGTAGATACTTGTCTGATTTATCCTTATCACCATCGTTATCTACATCACCATCTTCTTTTCCTACTGGATCTAACTTTTTCTCGGTAACGTGCTCTACCTCTTCTTTCTTAGCAGTCTTTGCTGCCTTCTTAAACGCATCTTTAGCAGGATAGTCTTCACTGCCTGGTTTTGCGGGTGCTTCACCTCTCTTTCTCTTAGCATGGATGTTAGCATAGAGACCTCTCTTTGCTTCTGAAATATCATCCTCATGTGGAACTGTGTTACCATCAGCATCCTTCTGATGATGAAACTCATCTTCTTTAACACAGTTAGGAACAACTTTACCACCTTTCTTTTTAGTTCCTTTTGCTTTATATCCTTTCCAACATGTAGAAGCACCAACGTTATCTCTTGCTTGTGCCATACTGCCTTCAGCAGTTACATATCTTCTTTTTTCTATAACGTAAAGTTCTCCTTCTATTTCTACTTCTTCACGTTCTAGAACCTCATACTCCTCACTGGTCTCTTGTGGTTTAGATTCTTGACCAACATAAGCACCTTTCTGTGTAGGTCCTTTCTTTCTTTTTGTTGTTTGCTCTATCTCAGCACCATTTGATTGTGGATCCATGCCATCGAATGGTGCTTCAGATAGATGAATATCTGGTAGGTCTGTGTTCTGGAAGCAATCGCCACTCATCCACTTCCCATATGATTCCATCAAACCTGATGAGAAATCATCATGATTTTTGACGGTGTTAACTGTTTCTTGCTTCTTCATTTCTTACAAAGAGGTTCTTCTCGTATTATTTATAGCTCTAACATTCTTTATCCACTCACGAAACATTTTTCCTTCTTCAGATATGACAATAGCATAGTTGCCACCCACTCTATGGATAGTTCCTTTAGTGCCAGTCCTTGAAGACATTACAACATCACCCTCAGATAGAACATGTTCTTGTCTTTGTTGGTGTCGTAGTGCTTGTTCTCGTAATTTTTTAAAATCTATCATTTATAGTTTGCAGGTAGGTTTGCTGCTATTTCCATCATTAAAATTTTAGCATCATCATCTTTTAGTGCAGAGGGAATACCAGATCTAAAAGTTTTGAAGTCGCCAGCAAATGCTGCTCTTCTCATCTTTGTGCCTGATACCTTAAATGTATCACCATCTGCATCCCTTGAACCAGAAGATATGATATCTAGTGTACGAAAAGAAAAATCTTTATCGTTACCATTATATTTATGAATCCACTGCATCGCTTGCACTCTATCAGAACCCACTAGCATGACACATTCATCAAATCCTGCCATCATTATGTCTTGTAAGACTGCTACTGGATCTCTAGGTCCGCTATAGATATGTCCTTTATGTGTAGGAAACATTTTATTCATGTAAAATAATTTTCTATCAGGTAAAAGGGGATTATTTCCCTTAATATCTACAGATTGTGAGATATAAATTCTATACTCATGTGATCCTGCAATACGTTTTACTGCATCAAAGTTCTCCTTATGACCTGTAGTAGGAGGTTGAAACCTACCAAAGGTAAAAAAACATTTGTTGCACTTTAACGCCATTTTTTTGCTAGTGTAAAGTTAAGGAAGGCAAACTCAAGACGGTTGACGAACTTAATCATGTCTCCATCTTTATGTAGAACATAACCTTCAGGTCCTGTTATCTTATATCCATTATCTGTAAGTGCAAATGTCTTAAATGTTTCTAGATGATCTAGTTTATCAATGACAAACTGCTTAATGTCTTGTAGTTCTTTGTACAAATCTATCATTGCTTTGAACTTACCTTCATTATCTCTCAGATAGTTCTGACTATTGTGTATTAACTTAGATTTCTGTGCTTTAGTTGCTGGTGTCTTTATCTTATCAACCAATGCTTTTGTCTTGTCGTAGTAAAAATTATACAAATTAGCAAACGTTTTACTTGTATCTCCAAGTGTACGTGATGCCTTGATCTCTGAGTTAAAAAATGGTTTTACATAAGAAGCAACATGATATTTTTCGTCTCCTTTTGTACCTGAGAATAGAACTAATTGATCAAGAAAGTCTCCACATTTTTTGCAGTTAGTTTCTATGGACTTAACCATAGCATCAAACTTCATTTCTTCTTGATGATTTAGACCAACCTTATGCATAGGTGTATCATTGTTGATTATTACTACATCTTTGTTGTCTGTAAATTTAGTATTAGCACCCGCTTTTGCTGTCATAGTGGATAAATTATATCCTTTTTGTTCTCCTGTGTAATGTGTATGAAACACAACTCCTATTTGTGATGCTTTTATTTTTTTACCAATCTCGTGATCTACAGGAATACCATATGTAATTGTATTAGGTCTAAATGTGTATAATTTTTCTCCATGTATAGTTTCTGTTTTGACAGTTGATTTAGTATACATCAAATCTCCCTGTATGACACCCTCTATACCTACATTCATAAAATATTT